GGATCATAGCTTCTTCCCAGCTTAGCGTCGCCAGCTCCGTATAAAAAGGCATACGTTACAGTTTTAACTTGCTTACGGGAGATTCCAATTTTGTCGGCATTTTCTTGGTGAATGTCTCCGTGAAGGAGGACACTTGCGTAGCGACCTTCGTCATAGCGAGCAAGGTAGTGAGCGAGCATCCTAAGCTCAATCCCGCTAAGATCAGCGCCAACCATGATTTGACCTGGAGTCGCCGTAAAGAGTTGTCTGAATTCTGCATCGCTAGGGACTTGTGCTAGGTTTGGTTTACGATGAGCGCAACGAAACGTGTTAGTTGCGACTGAACAGTGGTGATGAATCCTGTTGTTTCTTACTAACTTTAACCAGGCATTGACGCCTTCCGACAACATGCCAAGTGATTTGGTTAGCTCAAGACAACGGAAGAACTGAAGGGCGATTGGCGTACCAATGTCCTTGAGAACTACCTCATCAATAACAGGCTTACCTTTGTCTGTGAACTGTGTAGGTTCCCAGCCGTAGTGCTGTTGCATTACCCATGCAATATGGTCTCTGGAAGTAGGGTTGAATTCTTTGAGCCGAGTAAAGGTGCATCCCTCATGGTAACCAGAAGTTTTGTTATTTCGCTTAGGAGTAAATTCCGCTCCTGCAATGAGAGGGTGCCTTGCTCGTAATGCGTCTGTAGTAGATTCCAGTTCGCTTCGCAGAGTTGATTCAAGCTCATACGCCTGTCGCTCATTGAAGTACCATCCATGGAGTTCCTGTTGGGTAAGTATCTGTGCGACTTGATGCTCTAGCGAGCACCAGTCAGGTAGGGGTGGAAGTGTTTGCATAGTTTCTTTGTTACTACAACGTCCTGTACACAGTAGTCTTGCATCTCTTGTGACCAGTCAGACCAGTCAGCATCCTTACCGAACTCACCCTTGGCTTCACCCAGGCGATAGCCGTAGGCTTCCAAGCTGTGTCGTCCGTAAAGCTGCATAGGCATCCCTTTCCAGTTCCGCTTCTTGTCAATTGTAAGAAGGTCAGCATGATACAGGCGTGACAGTAGCAACGTATCTATGACTGTCCCCTCTGGCTCAAACCAGGGATACAGTTTTTTAATAGCTTGTATGTCAAAGCCTATGACATTGTGACCGACTATGCAATCGGCTTCCTCAAGAAAGGAGATGCCACGGACAATAGGTTCTGCATTACCTGTGTCGTTGTACACAGTGGTTTGGTTAGCTTCGATATTGTGGATGGCCAAACAGTGAATACAGGAGAGATCATGTAGCAACCCGTTTGTTTCTAAATCAAAAATCAGGGTAGTAGTCATTCCAGTGTCGTATTACACCAGCAACAATAAATAAGTTTGTGACAAAGATCAATCCGTTAGTTAGAAGGTTGTACGTTAGCAGCTTTATTCGCTGACGATCCCTTCCATTGGTAAGTCTTGTCGATGAACTGTGCCTTTGCAACTGCTTCGGGAGTAGGTGGGTTCGGACGCTTAAAAGTCAGTGGTTGCATCGAACTCTGGTTCGGGTTTAGTTTCATTGAATTTACAGGTGGCTAGATCATAACTCAGATTACACGCGACGCCAACTTCGCCAGAATAGCGATTCTTAAGGACTCGCACTGTTGTATTACTGTCTCCAGTTGTGGTCTGTTGGTCGCGTTCGAGTGCAATAACTCCGTCAGAGAGTTGTGCAATTGCCGCACTTCCGCGCAGCTGTCCAAGTGTAACACGTGCTCCTTCCTCATGGTTAGTATCAGATGATGTTCGCCTGAGGTGGGAGACGAGGAACATTGCGACGCCGGTACGCTCAACAAGTGAACGCAGCTTTGTCATGGTTGTGTCGATCATTCTCCGCTCATCACCGTCTAAACCGGACAGCAAGATGGACAGGTGATCTAGAAAAATGACTCTTGCATCAAGTCCTGTAGCAAGATACTCAATCCTGTTGTAGATGAGTTCAGGGTCAAAAGAACCGAAACCATCAAACAGAAAAAGATTCCAATCAGCAAGGGTCTTGTCATATGCATCAGTCAGTGTAGCACGGTCGTGCTCACCGATGTGCAACGACTTGCCTACAGCAGCGGACATCAGTCCGAGAGCTGTACGGCGGTTTGATTCTTCGAGCGCCAGGTATCCAACCCGTTCGCCTTTGTTGAGAAGGTTAGTTGCAAGTTCACGACAGAATGAGGATTTTCCGATACCAGAACCTGCAGTAATCGTAACAAGCTCTCCATATCTGATCCCGTGCAACTTTCCTTGTAGTCCCTGAAATGGGTAGTCATGATCAGCAGGAGGTGTAGGTGTTGTTACAAGTTCGAGGAGGGACTTGCCATCGACGATCCCATCTGGACGATACTCTCGTGCGTCCCAAATAGCTCTACGAATCGCTTCAGCGTCATTGGCAGCGAGGGCGTCTGACGCATCTTTGTAATCGTCCGATAGCGTAGCGATCTTGACCTTGCCAGGTGGCAGTACGCTTGCTGCTTCCTCCGTCGCCTTACGGCCTGCCTCGTCATTGTCGAAGAACAGGACAATCTCCTCATAACCCTGGAGCCAGGGGATAACCCGTTGAACCGACTTCCTTGCCGAAGCGGCACCGCTAGGTAAAGAAACCATCGGCCATGTCGGCATAGCTTCACTACACGAAGCTGCATCGAGTTCGCCTTCTGTAATGACGACTCGTTTTCCAGTGGCAGGAAAGAGATGTTGTCCAAAGAGGGTACCGGGGACTTGTCCTTCATAGGTGAATACTTTGTCTTTAGTTTTTACTTTGCAACCCTGAAGTACTCCAGAGTCGCTGAAATAATAGAAGCGTAGGACGTCTCCGTCTTTGTGGATTCTGTACTTTTGACAGACTTTTTCGGAGATACGTCGTTTCTGCAGCCGTTCGGCTGAGCCACGTAATTGAACATTGGTGGTCATTTTATGATTGTGAACAACTTCCCCTTCTCCAGGGGTGTAAGTGTTACATGAAAAACAAAAACTGTGTCCATCGGAGTACAAAGAATTCGCATCCGATGAGCCACAGTGGATACAAGGCTCGTGCCTTATGAATTCGCTCTCGCTCATGTGAGCCAGTCAATAGGAATAGTCTGATATGAACACCAAGGAAAACCATTACGTTCTGCCCACTTGGCGTATGTTGTCTTAGATCCTTTGTAGATCTTGTTAAAGGGTGCTTGAAAGACGAAGCGAATGTCTAACTCGGGATTGCATTTCTTTACTGCGATCATCTTCCGTCGGTCCTCGCTCGTCAGGCGTCCTTTCACTTCGAGAAAGACACCATTGATCAAATGGAAGTCGGGTAGGTAGTTGCATTGCAATTGGTAAGGGACTTTACGATCTTCGTATTGGTACTTTACTTTCAAGCTGGAGAGAAGGTCAGCGACCTTACCCTCCAAGCCTGATCTATACATTAGTCGTTGAGTTGTTTTTCGACGATCTCTTCGACGATCTCAGATACAGCACGGCGCATCTCATACTTGAAGTCGTTGCGATCCGCCTTAAAACGGGTGACCGTGATCTCAGGCAGCTTGATACACAGGGTGCCTTCGTAGAGTCCAAGCTCTTCGTTTTTAACGCAATCAAAGCTAATCATCAGAAGTCGTCGTCAGTAGTTTCGTCATTGGAAGTGATGTTCGGCTCACTAGCTTTGAAGCCAGCGGTTTTACCAAACAGGCTAGCAACATCAGCTTCCGCCATGTCACCAGTGTCAACACCAGCAGAGGTGTTAAGGGCGATCACCTGAACACCCACCAGCTTAAGGCTAGTGCCGTAGGTAACTCCGTCCTTGAGGATGTAAGGCTTCTGGTGGAATGCCAGGTTAACCTTTGAACCGCCGTACAGCGGCGTATCCTCGTTAGTAATCAACGTACCCTCACTGTCAACAACAGGGGGACGAGTGTCATCGTTCCAACTGAACTTAACTTGATACTTACCTTCGCTCACTTCTTCCCAAGGCTCAGGCTTGAGAGTGGAACGCTTAGGATTCTTGAGCTTACCTTCTGCCCACTTAAGGACTTCAGTGCGCTCATCTTCGAGCTTATCGACAGTT